ATGTCTGCCGCAAAGGATCGATCCGACGTCGAGAAGTACGAGGATTGGCTGGATGATGTCGCCGCCGCACTGGCTTGGCATGGCGGCGATGCCGAGGCCACGATCCGCACTCTCCTCGCCGACTGCAAGTATCTCCGCGAACAACTCGCGCTCGCCGAGATCGCGATGAGCCTCGGTTTCACCCGCGGCTGGAAACCGGCACGCGACAGAGAGACGGCAAGGAGCTCATGATGAGCGACGAAATGGGCGCAAATCGGCGCAACGATTCCGCACTCTATGAGCACTTTTGCGAGCACCCAGGCTGTAAGAAATGGGGCGGCTTCGGCTTTGCCCTCGGCAAGTCCGAGCCGACCTGGTTCTGCTTCGAGCACCGCCCGGAATGGAAGCCACGACATGCCTAGATCGGGATCCTGGTGGCTCTCTGAATTCGCCGGTGAGAAGATCCGGATTGAATGCGAATGCGGCGTCAGCAGAATTTACGATGCAAAGGCAATGCTGGAGCGGATCGGTGAGCGAAGCATGCCAGGGTTGCTGAGGGAACTTGCCTTGGCGAACGGCTGTAAGAGGACGACTAACAAGTTCTACGACCGCTGCAAGTTGAGTTACGGAAACACCATGCTCGCGAAGGAGGGATTGCCCTCTCGAGCCAGCCGGCCGACGGTGCGACGGCGCCGGCCGGCTCTCCAGAAGAAATCACCTTCGCAAATCTGCCGGAATGGTACGAGCTCTTTTGCGAGTGCCGCGCCTGCGGCCGCGAAAGCAGATTGGATCGGCGCGCCTTGTTGAAGAAATTCGGGGTGAAGCAACCAATCCTGCCTCTGGCCCGGAAGTTGCGCTGCTCGAAGTGCAGGAACAAGGATGGCAATGTAATCAAGGTCGGAAAGGTTACACGCTGATCTGCGAGTTGACGCCGCGGGCAGCCACTATAGCCTTACCACCTGGAGAGGAAAGCCGATGTGCGGACGCATCTACATCAAGACCACGCTTGCGGATCTGCTGCGCAACTTCTCTTTCGCGCAACGCGAGGGCGCCGAGGGGCTGGCGAACCAGTTCCCGCGCTATAACGGCGCGCCGTCGCTCTACTATCCGATAATCATCCGCGACGTGGTCCGTGATCCGGATGTCTTCGGCCCCACCTTCGTCAGTGCCCGATGGGGCTTGATCCCGGGCAGGATCAAGGAGCAGAAGCCCGGCCGACCGCCTCCGGTCAACGCCCGATGCGAGGGCATCGCCACCAACGGCATGTTCAAGAAAGCCTATGCCTGCCGCCGCTGCCTCATACCGATCAACGGCTTTTTCGAGTGGAAGGACGTTTTCGGCACAGGCGAGAACAAGCAGCCCTATGCCATCGCCATGAAGTCCGGCGAACCGTTTGCGCTCGCCGGCATCTGGGAGACCTGGCGAAATCCTCAAACCGGCGAGGACATCCGCACCTTCTGCGTCATCACCTGCCCGCCGAACGAGATGATGGCGACAATCCATGACCGCATGCCGGTCATCCTGCACCGGGAGGACTATGGGCGCTGGCTATCGCCGGAGCCGGACCCGTTCGACCTGATGAAGCCGTTCCCGGCCGACTTGATGACGATGTGGCCGATCGACCGCAAGGTCGGCTCCCCAAGGAACGACACCGCCGACATTCTCGATCCGACCGAACCTGTTGCATGAGTGTTCGCGCGCCGATGGTCAGGCGGAACCAAAGCGCGCAGCGCAAGTTAACTTGATGCCGAGCAATTCGGCATTCAGGTCCCCCAATCTGCTAGGAGTGCCCGCTCCAGTCCCCTGCGCGGGCACTCGCAGTTTAGCTCTCCGCCTGGACTTGCCTGAGATCCATCGCCATCTGGCGCTCGGCCGCGCCCAGGCGCGATCATAGGACTCGCCATCTCGTCGCAAAGGCCTACACTTTGATCAACATCGGCTGATGGTACGGGCGCCGGCGGCCGAAAGATCCGACGCTTCGCGCTGAATCAGGAGGCCGCGCCATGCCGAAGCGGCACGAGCATTCAGATGCGATTTCACCGGCTGGCATCAACTTGCTGCACGAGGTCTTCACGGAAATCCTGGTCGAAAAAGGGCTCCGCCGCGATTGCTGTTGAACTCATGGCCAGGAGACTGTTCGCCGTTTATCGGTCTGGAGTGCGTGAGCGAGACATGCTCCGCAAGTTGGGAGCCTGACGGTCGGGGCTATTTCTTCGCCAGGTAAGTCCATCACCTTCTCACGGCTCGGTCCCGCTTCGCGGATCGCCTCGAGCGCCTTGGTATTTTCTCATGACGCACGGTCATCGGGTCGATCCCGATGTCGCTCATGCGATCGCAAAGGGGCTGCGTGCCGAGCGTGTGCGCTTGCCCGATCGCGATGCCGCGGTCCTGCTCGCCCGGGCAGACAAACCGTATCTGTTCCTGAGTCGTCGGCCACGCGACCAGCATTGCGTCCCAAACTGGACCAGATGCATGAGCGGCCGCCACGCGGCCGCCGGAAAGGGGCAAACGTCTTCCGTCAGGGCAGACGCCCAAAAAGACCCTTCGAGTTTGACATCAATTTGTTCCGGCTATCCGAGCCATCCGACAACATGTAACAACCTCTTCACCTGCTATCCTTCTTTCGCAGACATCGTGGCGATATATGTAGAATTCCAAGAGTTCTGTGGTTCAGGAAGATGTCGATCGTTGCAGTAAAGGTTCTGTCCACTGTCAACGCCCCTTATGGGACGACCCTTTCGGCTGAGCAGCTGGCATCCAAGATTTCCGATCCTGCCAGCGCAGTCTCTTTCGATCCTTCGGCATTTTCCTTCTTTTCCGAGGTGGACGAGAATCTACAGATATTGTTCTTGGATGAAATGCACGTCGATCCGACGGCCGCCTCCGACCTGGCACGGAAGTTCTCGGCACTTGCTGGCTACCCCCTCCCTTTGGCGCGAGCGGCGTAGTTGGTCGAACACCCGGTCAGCAGATGGAGCGACCTGTTTGACCAGGCTTGCCGCATCATCGAGCAAGCAAACTCCGGATCCGGAGGTGTCTCGCGTCTTACCGCCCCGGCCTGCCCGAACTCACCAATGAGCCGCTTCGCGGTCGCCTGCAGGCGTGCATAGATCGGGTTCGCCATCCTCCGCCCTTCCTTTTCGAGAGCTCAGCAATATTTACGCCTTCATTGCCACAAGGCTCTTTGTTCTAGGATCTGGGGCACATGTCCGCCACAATCAGCATCCTCGTCACAGTCCTTTTCGTCGTCGTTGTGCTCTATCTTGTGCAGAAGCTTCCGATCGATTCCACGATGAAGCAGATGGCTCAGATTGTCGTTCTGATCGTCGGCATGGTTTCGTTGCTCGGCTCTCTTGGGGTATTCTGATCAGTATCCGGGCAAGTGAAATCTGGACTACACCACAAGCGCACCCGGCCAGACCGGCGTCAGAAATGGCCAGAGCAGCCCTTGCATCGTGGTCACGACCGGCGTCGCGAGCGCGACCAGATCATCGATCTCCGTTGAAGAAGAGGTTGAATACTCGGCCTCAAGCTGTCCGATCTTCTCGCGTTTCATCGTTTGCGAGCCGGTCACCACGGGCGACAGGCTGCCGGGGTTCGTCAGCTCGAGGAAGGCTGCCTCATAGGATGCATTCACGATGGCGACCGGGATTTCGTTCGAGGGGATGGCCTCGCCATAGTAGGTCGTGGCGCCAGTGCGCGGCCATGCTCGCTCTTGAGCGTAGCCGCCGGTGCGCCGGCCGCTGAATTTCGGCTCATACCGATCGATCACCAGAGAACCGCGCTGGCGTGCAGCGGTCTTCTGGGCATCGCTCGTGCCATCGGGGAAGACATAGCCGGCCGCCGTAGCGTAAGCCGTGAAGCCGTCGTAATCGCCGTATCCAGCCATGTCGATCTCCGATGCGAGTGAAAGCCCGGCAGGTTACCGCCGGGCTGATTGTCAGGGCTGCGTCGCCAGCTCTTCCAGAGCGGCGATGATCTCGTCCTTTTTGGCCGGCGTTTTTTCGCCGAGCAGCTTGGCGGCGGCCGACTTGAACGACATGAACTGTACGTTCGGGTCCTTCGCCATTTCGAGCACTTCCAGTGCCGTCTTCGGATCGCCGTCCTGGTTGGCCTTCGAAGCGCCCTCTATCTGGAGAAACGAAAGGCGCTTGGCCTTCTCGAGCTCGACGCCTCCGAGGTCGATGTCCCGGGTCTGGCCCCGGTGGATGTAGACCGCCCGTCCTTTCGAGCGGACGCCCTGCAGCGCGGTGCTGTTGTTGGTAACCTTCATCGCTTCCTCCTATCAGGCCGGCGGAGCGGTGATTTCATCGCCGTAGGCAGCGGCACCCGGCAGACGCCATTCGGTACCGCCGGTACGGGCGATGATGCCGGTTCGAAACCCATGATGGACTTCTGGCGCGGCTGGAGGACACGGCGCGGCATCGGCAGGTGGAAGCGGAGAACTTCCGCATCCCTGCGATAGACGACCATGCGGCCGCCGCCGTCCTGGGAAGCATTCGCGAGCTCGCGCAGCGGTTGGATATCGAGCGGCTGCCCTGTCTCCGCCGTGTAGACGTTGTTGCGGCGGATGTATTCGAGCAGCGTCAGCATGCCGTCGCCCTCGAGGCGACGGGTGGCGATGAGCCGGAATGCCTCCGGCGGCAGCCGCAGCGTATCGACCCAGTCGACCTCTGAAGTGTTCTCGCGGACGCTGGAGATCAGGTCGTGATGTCCGGAGGATCTGGTCGTTGGACTTGGCCGACCAGAAGGTCGAGGAGCCGGTACCGTCGGCGGCCACGTCAACACGGGAGACCTGCGGGTTGTTGACGAAGCCGGTCCAGTTCTTCTCGGTCGCGCCGACCATGGCGATCGAGTTGAGCAGACGCTCGACCTTGTCGGAAGCAGACATGGCCTTGGTGCCGTTCAGGTCGATGCCGTAAAGCGCCGCCTGATTGACCTCCTCGAGGTTCCACTCCCAGCCAGAGCCGATCATCCGTGACCGGCTCCTCGGTCCGGCGCGTTTGGTTGGCGAATATTAGACCATGGTGCGATACTAAGTTTTCAGCGCTGGGCTACGGTATGGACCTGCATAACGGACGTGGAGTGTTGTCGTGACTAAGGTTTTGGTTGCCGCTATGGCGCTAGTAATGGTGGGTTTCTGGGGCTCTGTAGGAGTTCTAATTTATTATATGCTCATGTATTAATAAGTAGCGGAGCCTCCATTCGTCCCCTATAGTCCTCCCGGGGCAATGGAGGTTGCCAAAGGGAGGATTGCATGAGCGACACCGCATTTGGGTTTCTGTTGGCGACTGAACTGTCGATCTTGTTCTGGGTCGCCATATACATGCTGGTATTCTCGGCGTTTTGATAAGCCCGTTGGGCTCATCACTCCTCAGGGGACTGTGTGGCTGCCGCAGCCTCAATTTCCTCCTCGTCCGGTTCCTGCTCGTAGAGCTTTCCGTACTCTTTGATCGCCGCATCAAGACCGGGCAGCGAGCCGTCCTCGATGAACGTGTTGACCAGCGCATCCGACAGGGCTTCGATCGGTAGCAGCGGCGGCGAAGTGCTTGTGCCGGCAAGCGCCCGCGCCGCATCGGCCTTCGCCTTGAAGACTTCGGCCTTCTCCTTCTCCGACATGCCCCAGAGCGGTGCCCATTCGTAGTAGATGTCCGGGTCGCGAGAGCCGAGGGCGCTGCGGATCAGGCACTCGTCGAGACGCGCCATCGCTGGCGTCATCTCGACAGTCTGCATCGCCTGCAGGCGATCGTAGTAGTTCCGCAGATCGCTTTCGCCCGTGGCGTTCATTCGTGCTGGTGACTGTCCCAACAGGCGAGTAGCCGGAATGTCGGCCGCGCCCGAGACGATCTGCAGGAACGACATCAGGACTTCGGGCAGAGTGGCGAAGCTCGCGGTCTTCTGCTCGCACTCCTCTTCCTTGTCGAGGAGCAGGTCGCCATTGATGCGTTTAGCCGTGGCCGCGAGCGTATAGCGCTCCAGGATCTTGGCGCGGTAGTCTGCGTTGCCGAGGTTCTGCATGCAATCCGGGATGCGGATCACATTGACCTTGGCCTCGAAGACGAGGCTAGCGATGTTCGCCGCGGTGCCGTCGGCCTGCTTGATCGCATTAACGACCGACAGGAGGACGCTGTCGCCCCAGCCGGCTTAGGTCGTCGTCACGATGTCTTCATCAGGCGGCTGGCTGCCGTTGAACAAGGCGCGACGGATGGATTTCCAACTGCCTGCCATCGGCAGAAATCAACTGATAGAGCTTCGGCTTGCCGTACCATTCGGAAGCCGGGTCACGCTCGATCTCTCCAGCAGTTAGATGACGGCGGGTCATGACCGTGAGGTATTTCAGACCGCCCTTTCCGATCCGCGCGATGTCGAGCGGCTGGTCAGGTCCTGGTCGCCGGTCCCGATGACCATTGCAGCACCACCCCACAGCCGCGCCTTGATTCGGGTCTCAAGCAGCTTGCCCTTGACGTTCAGCCGCTTCTCTTCCGCTTCAATCGCCTCGATCTGCGGCTTCTTCGCCTGCCAGTCGCGCCAGGCGCGGATGCTGTCGAATGCCGGAATGTCGACGATCTTACGCGGCAGCCAAGCGCCGCGATACGCATTGAGCAGCTCCTCGTCGCTGAGCATCGGCGTGGAATAGACGTTGGCCGATGCCTTATCCCGCCCGGTCCCAAGACTGGCGACCATATTCGTCAGGCTGTCGCGGACGAATGCAATTATGTTAGCCATACCCGCTCCAGTTGATTCTTTTCTGCTGTTAGAGAGATGCCGTGAAATGGCTTGACCCTTGGGAACCCGTCCGGACCTCTATGGACGAAGCAAACTTGCTTACCTGGGAGGCAGAACTTGCACGGGAAGCCGGGCCCGGGCATCCCCTATACCAGACAAGCGCGAGGCTAATCGCCCGTAGGTTTGACTGCGATGACGCTCTCTATCAGTTGGAGGACGGACGAGTAGCAATGGTCCACTTGACCTGGAGTCAAAGCCAAGAAGGCGACCCGCGCTGGCCAGAAACGCGCATCTACGGCTCTCTCCAAGCGTGGGAACAAGAGGGGCTTGCGGCCGATCACGCCGACTGGCTTCTTGACCAAAGTTGATCTTCCCCGCCTTCTAAATATTGGAAAGCGTGAAGCTCCCGGTACGGCGCGCGAACGCCATCACGAAAGCGTCGGCAAGGTTCGGTGAAGGGATGTCTCGCTCGTCGAGATCCTTCTTGCTTTCAACCTTCGACCGCCCCGAATTGTCGTAGTCCTTGCGCGGCGTCGAGAGTTCGTCGATCAGCCGATCGAGGTGCTCGCACTCGCTCGATCTCGCGATGAGATCGTCGCTTCGAAGGCTTCTCCCCTTTCCACCGCATTGAAGGTATTGCGGAACCGCCGCAACACGCTCCACCACGTCTGCGCCTTGAGATTGGCGTAGAAGTGCTTGTTTGTCGGAGACCGCGGGTCGTTCGGGTCGATCCGACGATCAGGATTGAGTACCGCGCCGCCGGCATTGAGGTTGAAACAGTCGATCCGAGTGCTGAACTCTGCGTTCAGCGCCTGGAAGTGCGCACCGGAGAATGCCCCTACCCCAATGCTGTCGTAATCGATCGAGGCGCCAAGCTCTCGAGCCAGGGCGTGTACCCGGCCGGCCGACTTGAGCAGCTCGTCCTCTCTCGCCTTCCACTCGTCGACTTGGGTGGCAAGGAAGCCATGGGCAGGTTGTCCCCAAGCACTTGTGAGTTGTGGGTATAGCCCTTTCGCGCTGCGTCGCTGAGGTTGCGAATCGCCGTAACCGGTTGGCGGCGCATCGATTACTACTTGCCTCTCAGGTTTACCTAAGGGAACCTGTTCCGTTAGAAGCTACGAGGAAAGCACCAATGGCGACAGGTAAATGTCCAAAGTGCGAGAAAGTCGTACACCACCTGAAACTGGAACCCCTTGACGCAAAGGAGGCGTTTGCTGAAGGCGGCTGGAGAGCTATAACTCTGCAGTGCCCAAGCTGCTCGACGGTGCTCGGAGCGCACATTGACCCGATCGCGATCCGCACAGACATAATCAACAGTTTGAAGGGCGGATAACCATTTTCCGCACCCGCACGAGCATCAAGGAAGCTGGTAACTCGCGTGAGAAGGCGAACGAGCTGGCCGAGAAGATGAAAAAGGCAGCCACCTGATCTGTCACTTTGGCTGCAGCTGCCACACACCGAATATCGGGTTCTCTCCTGTGGTATTCTCAATGAACAACTACATTAGAGAGGACGAACGCATGTGGCTCGAATTGCACGACACCAATGGACCGATTTACATAAACATGAACAACGTTACCCATTTCCAGCGGGTAGAGGGGCAGCGGCGCACGACTCTCGTCACCTTCGCCCCGAATAGCGGGACCTGTGGCATGTTCAAAGTTCAGGAATCACCGGAAGAGATCATAGAGATGCTGAGCGAGGAGTACTGAAGGTACCGCGCCCCCGTAGCAAAGCGCGACACGTTCTTGGGGTTTCCATGACTGACGCTAAACCGGATGTACTAGGCCAGTCGCTGGCCGATTTGATCGTCGCCCAGATCGCGCAACGGAACGCGAACGAACTTCGTGCAATTCTCTCAACCGGTAACGAGATCACCATGCATGGCAAGTTCACGGTCGGTCGAGACTTCATCATTTACAGAACGGCGAAGGACGATAGTGGCAAATGGGCGATGACACCGTTTGCCCATATCGTGCAACTGATCATATGAATTGGTAGCGCGAAAGAAGTGGTTGCAGGCCCGGGAATCGAACCCGGTCTTTCGTGGTTATGAGCCACGCGGCTTACCAGTTGCCCTGCCTGCGTTGTGATACCGGGGCAGCAGCGAAGAATCCCACGTCGCCCGAATAGTGCGTGGCAGACGCGAAGCTATTTCGACTCGCCGGATGCAATTCGGAGTGTTATTTATGAATCCCTAAACTTTGGGAGGCGGGGGAACATCCATGCTTCACTTTTTAGTCGCGCTCGCGGTGATTGTCCCGATCGCGTCAATGTCCTCCCTCGCCAATGCGGCATCCGCCAGTTCGGAGCCCGGCGCTAAGCAGCAACAAAACTGCGAGCGCCAACAACGAAACTGGCGTCCGGGCACCCGTTCGGAGGCCAGGCGCAATACTCGCAAGATGATGAATATGACGAAGAGCCCCGAGGAGCGGCGACAGTGGCGCTGCCGTAGTTCCTAATCGACTACTCTCCAAATTGGGCAGTATTCATCCGAGGCGGCGGGTGGAGATGAAGGCGGCCACCCTACCGCATAGACGGCGGTCATCGGGTGGTCGCTCTTGCCCGGTCGGGGTCTATCTGCATTTTCCAGCGGGACTACCGGGCAATCTGAATGAGTGAAAAAGGCGCATTTCTCCTATGCACTGTGAACCTTGGCAGCCTGGGCGGATTGTTCGGTGCTAGCTATCGCCCGTCGCTACCTGGATTCCGGGGCAATCTGAGCAACGCTATCAAGTCCGAGAGGACTAAAAGGGCGGTAGCCGAGCAGACGAACTGTCCAAACGCGGAGAACGGCCATCGGTCTTGCGGCATGAGCCCGAAGAACAAAGTAGCTATCACCGCGGAACCGGCCATGAACAAGAAGGCGCGCCTCATCTCGGGCAACGGTAGATTGGGTATCCGTGAAACGTAGCCGGGATCCGATCGCAACATTGTAGACGCGATGATACCGAAAGAGATAAGTGACCACGAGAAGATCAGCAGAGCGGCATTTCGACCTGACACCACGTCTCTGCCGTGCAGGCCTCCGGTCACTACCGAAACGGCCGCCAAGATGCCAAGCAAAGCCCAAATAAGCTTCCGTCGAGTTCCGAAAAATGCGTACATGTCCGAGAGCGTAGCGGGCGCGCATTAACAGATCTCGCAAGTCGGAGGAAGATTTTCGGCAATATTAGGCCAAGGCGGGGAGCGGTGAATTCTCCCCTAAGGCCCGGCGAGTGTTCCCCCTAATCGAGGTCCGCGATCAGAACAGCCTGAAAATCACTGTGATTGCAGGGAGATTAAGCGGCAGGATCGATTAGTTCAAGAGGAACTTCGACGCGGACAAGCCCTGAAAGCGTTTCCACAAGGGTTTTCACCGTGTTTCTGCCGGTGACGTCGAGAACGGTTGCGAGCATGCCTCCGACGAGGCGGTGCGATGCGGCGATCGTGACCACCTTTCCTTCCGGGAACTCTTCCTGCAGCTCGCGCCTGGTGCGCTTCCGGTGTGCGTTCCTCTCGCGCACAAGAGTGGCTTCAGCGGAAGCTTCTGCGTCCTCGATGAGGTCGTCTGCGATCCGCATAGGGCAGCCGGCGACGCCAAGGATAGCCGTGCCGCCATCTACGCGGGACAGGCGGAAAAACTCGCGGGTCGGCAGGTTCACGAAGCAGTAGCCTAAAAAGCATCGCGAATCGCCGCTCCTGCAGCTCCTTCGTCCGGTGATGCTTGATGTCGCGGCGGAACGACGGCATGAAAACGTCGAAACCCGCGTCCCTCAGGCTGCGCTCGATGATGAACTCGCCTTTCCGCTCTTCGGTCTCCCTACCCGCGGTGACGCCTTGCGCTGCGTGCCAGGTCGGGCCTTGATCGCGTACCATTCGGTTCTAAACATGTTTCGTTCCCCTCGTTTGCGATGCTCTCGCTTGATGGTTCCGGCAATAGCGGCCCGTCGTTTCCGCCGCACAGAACAGGTACGGGCCACCGTTGTTGATCGAGCAGCGGCATTGGCCGGCCGTCAGTTCGTGGAGTAGCTTTGCCGATGGGAGCCGCTCGGCGTCGTAGGCCGTCGGCGGAATATCGACCTCCGGTGCTGGTGCCGGCGCCGACAGCGATTTGCGCACGCGCGGCGCCGCGATCTTGCCCGGTGTCTTGCGCTCCTCACGCTTGGGGAAGCGATCGCGGTTGCGGAAGGCCACGCCAACAATGACGCTGCGAGTGACGCCAAAGCGCTTTGCGATCTGCGATGCTTCATCCTTCCAGAGCTTCGAGGCGGCCTCGATGTCGACAGTGCGGTGCTGGATGGTCATGCCGCAGCACCTCTCCGGCTGATTGCGAGGACGACGGCCGCAATCAGCGTCATCCACAGCTTGCCGATGATCTGCCCAGCGATGAAGTCGAGCGATCCGAACGCCACCCAAACGAACACAGCGCTGTCGACCGCGGCTCCAACAATGCCGCTCAA